AAGATTTCCAAAACCTCCTAACGTTCGGTCCTTCCTTATCTATTCATGTCTAGATAAGTACTATGACCTCTGCTGACTTCTCAAGGTTCAGCCATACATCACTGCATGGGTTGTCACTTCAGATTTTACTCCCATGACTTATCCTTGAGACCTCCCCGGGTAAGAACGATAACTTTCATCTCATATATCTGCCAGATTTACTGTATGGGATTCGGGTAGTGTTGGACTTCGTTTTGTTACGCAAACTCATCCATCCCAATTCAGCCTCTTATCTGGTTCTTGTTCATCAGACCGAGATTTTGCCTTAAGCTTCCTTCAGATTCCACCTCACGATGGACACCCTTGCTCTTGGCTAGTGGTTCCCACTACCAAGCCCACAGCGGACTTTCACCGCCTAGTTATCGCCCATGCCGGGCGCACATAAAAAAACAGGCAAGGTTTTATACCCTGCCTGTTTTTTAATTTTACCACGAACCATACATAGAGATTGTGTCCGGCATAGAACCTTTAGAAAGTCCAGTGTCTACAAAACCATAGTTTTTGCCAGCTCCGCTTACTTTAATCCATGCTTTGTCTGTACTTCTCTCAACATAATTTATTGCTTTCCATTCTGGATGTGTATCTCCAGATAAACTATTCATAAAACCATCATCTAAACATGCTACACGCATCCCAGCAGCGACTTGTCCCCAATAATTCCCGTCAGCTGTATACACATTTTCCGTGCGTCTAAATTTAAAAGTAACGTACCAATTACCATCTATATAAACTCGGTCATAAGGATAAACTCCTACAGGTGCTGGCAAACCATTATAATCTATTGCGTTTTTAAGAAAACCTACTTGTAGTTTTCCTTGTGAATTTAAAAAAACTATTCTGCAAAATACACCTTCACCACCCCAATTGGCATCCCAACCGAAAGCTTCTCTTGGATATAAAACGCCTATTTGTGTTGTATAGTAAGCATCATAAACAGGTACTTTTTGCCCACTTTTGTTTACGCAAAACATGTTAGACATTTAAAAAACCTCCTTTTACAATTGATTTTACTTTATGCTTTAAAATACAAACAAAGGCATCACTCCCTTCTCAAGCTTTTATCTTGTCTCTTTCTTTATAAAAACTGAATAACCTTTGCTCTTTAATTCTGCTGCTAACCTCTCTGCATTTTCCTTGTTTTTGAATGCTCCCAATTGCACTAACCATAAAACATTGCTTTGTGCTACCGTTGTTGGTGTGTTTGCCTTTTGCGGTAAGTTAAGGGCCTTCGCTATTCCCTTCGCATGTGCGTCGGCTAATCCGTCTAAAAAGCTATCGTTCTTTAGCAACTCAGATTCTTCCGGATTAGTTAAAAATAAATTCTCTGTCAAAACTGCTGACATCTTAGTCAGTCTTAATACGGCAAAATCGGCCTTCTTTTTCCCTCTGTCAACTATCCCATAATTTTTGAGATAGTTTATAATTTCTTCATGGATTACGTCTCTTATTTTTGCTGTCTTTGAGTCATCTGTTAGGCTGCTGTGTATATAGTCTTCATATCCTTTTGCTGCGAGATTTTCTGCTGCATTTATGTGAATTGAGTGAAAATAATCGGCATTCGCATCGTTTGCTATTTTGGCTCTGTCTTCTAAACTGATGTAAGTATCACTACTGCGAGTCAAAATTATCTCTACTCCCTCGTAATTTTTAAGCAATTTATCTTTTGTGCGAAATGCCAAATCAAGGGTTACTTCTTTTTCAATTACACCATTCCCACTTGCGCCGGGGTCTTTGCCTCCATGTCCCGGGTCTAGAATTATTTTAGCCATGTTATTTTCCCTCCTTTAGAGCTTCTATAGTGTTCTTGGTACCACTCCAAAGCCCTACTGCTGTGAGGCCTGCTACAAGCCCTGAAACAATATTTTTAGCTACTTCGGAATCACCAAAGAAAGAGATTGCGATTCCTCCTATGATTCCTACAACTACAGAGAAAAACCCTGCATATTTTTTAGGTAAGCCTACTTGTTTTGCTAACTCGGTAATTCCGATTATGATAGGTATTGCTGGTATTCCCCACCATTGCATATCCATTCTTCTCACCTCCCTAAAATAAGTATTAGAAGAGAAGTAATTACTCCTCCCATTAACCCTATAAGCCATGTGTAAATGCCATCAATCTTTTTTTCAATCTTTTCTAAACTTCCATTTATTTTGTTATCAATCTTTTCTATAGCTTCGTCTTGTGTCTTTTGCCATTTTTCTAAATTTTGAATTCTTTCTTCATATTTAGCCATGTTGATTTCCATCCTGTTCACCCTTTCTTCTAACATTTGAAGCACCTTCTTCCATCAGACATGCCTTACAAGCATTTCCCATAGCTGTGGGTCCTCTTGACCTATAGTCCACATGCCTACGCCTCGTACACCAAATTCATAGGCTGCAATATCCCCAAACTTCAAAATTGTTTCTGCATCTGGAAAATATACAATGCTAAATCCATCTGCGTCTCCTAAATATAATGTTGAAAGCCAAACTCCTATATCTAGCATTTTAACTTTTACTGGGTAATTCCCCGCTTGATTTAAAGTAAATTTAGGTGAATGCAAATAATCCCAGTCGTTTGATATGTCTTTTGACATACCATCGCTGGGATTAAGTCGTGTATTGTATTCCTCTATATCACCATCTAATCTGAAAAATCCCCATCTGTCCAACCACGTAACACTTTGTCTTGGTATCCTACCAAGTATTACTTTTTGCCCATCAGGTAATGTTAGTTCTATAGCTTCACGGGGCATCATGACGTATGAGTCTGCTGCCATAAGTAAATCAGATGTAATTGGTGTTTCTGCTTTAATACCAAATGTACCGGTTCCTACATAACTGCCTGAATATCGTATTACGATTGAATTCCACAAAAATGCAGCTACGTTGGAACCTCTTATTCTTACCGATATTGTGTAAAAAACTCCAGCTCTAATGTTTGCATTGTAAGTTCCTGCTAAAGTAGAACCATCGTAAAGTTCTAATCTTCCTGTATAGCTATTTATTGCAAGCCATATACCGTTAAAAAAGACTCCAGCTCTTCCCTGTGAGTCAAGTCTTATTGTTGCTCTCACTAAAATGTCATTAAAGCCATTGTAGGTTAATGAAATTTGTCCACTTCCTGTTATCCATGAATATGGTCTTGCTGATAGGTCATTTGGGTCTTTTTTAACTGTCCAGTTTCCTGCTACATTATACGCATGAGATGGAGGTGGTCCTTCATCCCAATCTCTGAAATCGTCGTACCAGATATATGCATATTCTGGCGGCCGTCTTAAAACCTCGGCCGTAATTTTAAACCGCCCGTTATACGGCCACGCGGGGTTTCGGTTAACGTCTAAAAACTCCCTTGGTCTTAACGTGAACCCTGCCTCTCCTCCGTAGTATTCCTCTTCAAAAGAGTACGCAACTCTTATATTTGTGATGATGGTACCATACTGGCTTCCTTCTCCAAAAAGCTCTAACGTGTGAGTTCCCTCTGTAAAGTCGAATGTTCCTACTCTATACCAGTGTAGCTGCCGGTTGTATGGATACCATTGTTCTACATCTCCTACTATAAATTCTTGGCCGTCTAATGCCATCCTTAACCTTTGTTGTGTAAACCATGGGAAGTTTACCCTTAACACAAGGTCCATTGTTCTCGCCGGTGTCCAAAACTCCCAAACTATGTGTGCTTCTCCCTCCTCTTCTGTGTGCCATACTCCTTCTTCATCTTGCCAAGAAGAAGTGACTGGCTTTCTTGGTGCTACTGCACCTGATTCTGCATCCTCCACAAATGCTCCTGTTGCCTGTGTATAATCGGTCCCTTTTAAATCCACCACTATGCCCGTAAATTCAACCTTTTGCCGTTTGCTGTATGCAGTCAAAAAAGATTTACCTGCGTAAGTGCCACTGCTGATTGGTTCTGTCTTATTATCTTCATCTCCTGCTCCCGGATAGTCATAAATGTGAAGCAAAAGCTTGTTGTGTGCATCTTCAAGGTCATAAAAAGCTGCAAATGGTATATACTTTTGTGTGTCTGTGCTGGGTCTGTCTCCTCGCCCATCGGTGTGCGAATAAATACCCAGCGCCCAGTTTAAAAAGTCTGGAAATGCTCCAGCATAGCCTCTATAGCTCCTGCCTAAATTAGCTGGGTAGTCATAAATTTCCCATCTGTGGCCATAGGCTGGAGCACCCATAAATAATTTTTCTGGAGGTATGGTCTGTACTGCGTAAGTCATGACCTCTCTTACCCATGAAATTGGTGATGTGGAGCCGGGTGCCGAGCCTGACCATTTGTATCCGTATGTCATAATCTGAGCAGTATCGCATAAATCCTTTAATCTCTCGTATGAACACCACTTTTCAGGACCTACTGTTGTGTATGGTCCTGTCATAGGTGGTAGGTCTAAATGTACATGTGCACCTCTGCTTTTCATCTCATTGTAAATCCTTGCATAAAGCCTGTAAATTTCCTCTACTAAATCATTTGGTCCTCTTTCAAGGTCTACATCAATTCCAGCAGCCCAAGAATAGGTATCAAGCAGCCTGTGAAGCTCTGATATAAATTTGTCTTGTGCTGTTTGATTTGTGAGTAGAGACCTCCAAATACTCTCTATTCCATCATTTCTAACTGTAAGTAGCCAGCGTATATGCGGCCATTTTCTTACCACCTCTGGTGTGTTTGATGTGACTCCCCCTGTGATTGTGCCATCGCTGTTTATCAAGAAAAAGAAAAGGCCCACCTGTGTAATTCTGTCTCCGTATTTAACTATCCTATCGATGTGTTCCTCTGTCATTGGCCAAACCATGAATTCTCTGTGTTCTATAGCCGTTCACCTCCCAGGCCTTTAAGCCATGTGTCTACTTCAAATAGGACATATGCTGCTCCGATTGGTTTTGCTACTTCTGGGTTGAATTCATCCTCTGTCGCTGGGTCTATCATCTCTATTTCATATCTCCCAAACCCAGCTGGTATTGTATGATAAAAGCCTTCCCAATCCGTTGTCGGTACCCCGTTTATCTCCACTTGCCGCTTTGAAGCAGAAAAATAGAGCTCATCCCCTGCTTTAAGCTCTTTGTTGAGCTTAAACGTTCTTGTTTTATAGAGATGGTTCAGCCGTAATGCTCCGGCCGGTAAGTCTTGAAGTGGTCGAATGGTATAATCCAACCCCCCCGTAACCCTTTTTGTTATGTCGTCCTGGTCCACAGCTGCCCGGTTAGGTACTGCCACAATTGCGTTCCCTCTCACTACGGCATTAAAATGTCTGTAGACAATGCCGGGTTCTCTCTTGAGCATTTCTTTGCTGGTCGGCACATACCCTGTTAGAAAAGCTCCATCCTGCAGCATAATGTCTGTAATCCGCAGCTCTGTTTCTACGTCTGCTACGATAAATCGTATTTCTAGCGTTTGTACGTGCTTTTTAGGTTTAACAACAGCAAAATACTGCTTCCACGCCACAGCCATCACCCGTCAAAACTCCATTTTATTTCCGATGGATGCCCGGTCCACATCGTTGCTACCGTTCCGCCCTGGAGCATGACATCCGTCAAATAAATTGTGACCTCCGCATCCTCAACAATAAATTTAACGTCGATTTTTTTGACTTTCCCTTGTGGTGTAAAAACTTGCCTTTTAAGTTCCATTTATATCACCGCCTTAAATCAGGCTTACATACTGCTCATCTTCTGTTCCATCATCGTAGGTGAATTTAACTGCTACTCCTATCTTCGCATTAGGTCCTCTTGAAACATCACCGATGTCTATTCTGAAAGACAAAGTATAATTGTCCCTGTGTGCTGGCCATACCGTTTGTGATAGTGTCTTAGCTACACCTAATTGCCCCCTCACTCTGAAAGATGATGTTCCTGAATAACCTCTTGTGCTGTCTATCTCCCAGCCATTGTTTACCCAGTAGGCAAATCCGTTCTCTGCTCGGCTATTGAGCAAATAATTGAACACCATTAGCTCCAGCATTTCAGAACGGCTTACGGAGTCTGCTATTTGAAGTGCTTCACTTGATACCTGAATTGACTCTAACAAATCTGTAAAGGTTGGCACTTTGTTCGATAGCTCTAACGTTGTTTTCCATGGCTGGTCTATCCAATAGTGCCATTTCACTATGCGAGTCTCAAACAAAATATTGAATTCCTCGTCTGAAACTAAAACATAATCTCCAAGTTTGAAGGCCTCGTGTTCATAGCCTTCTATTCCTGATAAATCTGCTGCCTGTACTACGTATGATACTCTTGGCTTTGATACTATCTCCAGTATTTCCTCTGCTCTTTCTTTTAGCTGATATGGATTTGTAAATCGTTCATCTGAAAAAATTGCCGTTTTTATTGTATTGGTGTATTGATAGTTTTCTACGTATGGTTTCCCTCCGTTTATATCTGCAAAGGTTATACCGTTTTTCCCATAAGCATAAAGCCTTGTAATCAAGCCGGTTGTGTCTACTACTTTTTCTATTCCCTTTATGTTTTTTCTATATGCAAATAATACACCCGGCCTTCTTGAAATCTCTTTTCTTAAGTGTACTACCTTGTTTGCTGTATCAAACTCAAGTTCTCCTCCCCATACTTCCGCTACCTGATGGAGTACGTCTAATCTGTTGGCCTGCGTTGAAACAGAGAGACTTCTCTTTTTGTCTATTTCTACATCTCCAACTCCCCAGCCTGTGTCTTCTAAAATGTCCTGCATGACTGTTTTTGCGTCTGCATCTTGCCATGAAAATTTTGTTAATGGGTCAGCATACATTATGTCGTACCATTCAGCCTCACAGTATACCTTTATGTCTCGTTGTGAAGCATCCCTTTTTTCTGATATACGTCTTATAATGTACTTTGCGTTCACTAAAAGTACTGCGTTCTCCGCCTCTAAAAATTGCTTATTAACATCGTCACTTGGCAGGCTAAAAGTAAGAACGTCTGTTCCGTTTATCTCTTGCTCCAGTACAATATCATAAGCATTCTCTAAAACTGCCAGTCTTCTCCCCCGCTGGTCCAGTATAACCGGTTTTGCATACGGAAGCCTTTCATAAAATGGGAAGGTATACTCTATGCCGGCTATTGTGTTGTACCTTGCTCCTGTGTTATATTGCAAACCTGTATTATATCTGTTCATCCTTTATTCCCTCCTCAAGAAAAAACCGGCATAAACCGTCCTTCTTAAATATGCTGCTCCTGCTGGAAATTTATCCGGGAATGGTCCAAATGTCATATCAATTCGGTATCCTCCAACTGGTGCTATCGGTGTGCCATCGTATGTTCCTGTGGGGTTAAACGGTAAAGGTATAACCGAGCTTTCTCTAAACCCTACAAATGTTACTCCTCCGTCCGTGTTCCTTGCCACCCAGTAAATCCCCGGTTCAAGCGTTAAATCTATATTTAAAGCCTTAAATCCGGCTGTAGATGTGTCAAACTCTCCACAATCAAGTATTAAATCTTCTGGATATCCATTGTTATCGGTATAAATTGCAGCACGGCCCTTTGACCCTGCTGCTGTTAGAATATAAAATCCTATCCCTGTATATCTTGTCTTTTCTGGCACAATAAACGGAAGTACGTCTGCTTTGTTCGCTGCGATAAGCGCATCTACTCCTCCTGCTGTGATTCCATTTCCTCTCCAAGTTCCCTGTGGGTGCCAAAAGAAAGTAATTAAAGCCGTATATATCTCCCTTATTGTCTGTGACCCTGCATCAATATAACTAAAATCTGCTCTTATTTCGCTCGTTGGCGATTGCTGTTCATTGAAAATAACTATCCCATACGCTGGGTAAACCTTGTATTCCGTCGGTTGTACTACAGCTCCATCTCTATAAATTACTGGCTCTGGGTCCTCAAGCCAGTTTCTTATTGTACCTTCGTAAATTCTATATCTCAATGCTGGGTCCTCTTGGTCTGTAATTGGGTTTAGTAGGTGCTGTTGTGCAATATTAGTTCTCATGTTTAGAATTTTTTCTATCTTGTTAACTGCATGCTGCAAACCGCTTATATGCCCTGATAAAATCTCTACACTGTCGAGGTCTTTAAAAGGTGTCTCCGCCATCTTTTCACCTCCTTCTAAATCCAGCGTGTCCTGCTATAAATTTTTACTTCCGTTATTACGGCTTCTCCTTCCATTGCTATAGTCACATCATTTTGACCCGGTCTTGTGATTGGGAAATCTACACTTTCAATGTCATTTATGGCACTTACTTTCTGACCATTTACTATTCTATAGGCTGTTAGCATGTCAGAGTCTATTACAAGAGTTTCTGCACTTTCTAAATCTCCTTTATAACCGATTGTTTTATTATTTAGTGTTATACTTATCTTCCCTTTGTCTTTTGTGTTTGTCCCTTTTATCTCAATTTTGGGATAGCTTATGGCCGTTCCATTCCTCTCAAAGTTGTAACTCCCTGTTTTTGTGTATGTGTAAATCTCGTCATCTAATGCGTATGCGTAAGGGTCAGGTGCCGTCATTGTCACTTCAAAGCGTCCTTGCTTTGCTATCTGCTCTACCAGTATCCCTTTTGTCACCCTCGCTAAATAAAACTTATTTGGTTCTGTATCAAGAATAAGCCTTTTAAGGCCTTTTGCTGGGTCTAACCATGCTGCTATTTCTCGGCTTTTCCTCTTTAAATCCTGCTCGTTTTTTGCTAACACCATGCAATCTAGGACAATGTCTCTTTGTTTGTAATCTGAACCATAGTCAAGTAACCCCGGTTTGCCGGGTATTGTTTCAAAATAGTTTATAAGGTCGGGCAAGAGGTTGAATGGTGACTTTGCAAGATAAATATCGTATGTGCTTGAATGTACTCCGTCAAAAGAAAAACCCAAAGCGTTATTTAAACTTATTCCAGATATAATCGTCATTATTTTCTCCCCCTTGCCCTTGTAGTTTTTATACTTTCTTCGTAAAGCTGCCTCATCATATCTTGTATCTTTGTAATATCATCATCGTTTCTTACACTTAAAGTGCCTATATAAAGTAGGGGTGCATTTTGATGTACTGTATTGGCTGGTGCCGTTGCCCCTTCAGGTGTTGCCAATGCTGGAGTCGGTGCTAACTGTTGTACAGTTATGTCTGCCAATGAGCCAGCTGCTTCCTCGACTAAATCTTTTGTTTTTTCAATTCCCATCGCTAAACCTTTAACCACATTGACACCAAAATCTATCATAACTTTTGAAGGTGAGCCTATTCTTAAAGCGCTCCTTATCGTGTTGACCACACTGTTTGCTATACTTTTTGCTTTCGCCATTAATGAACCTACCATGCTTGAGAGACCACTTATTAAGCCGCTTATAATACTTGCTCCTATGCTTACCATTTGTGATGGCAAAGATTTGAACGCGTTGATTATAATGTTTACCAAATCCATAATCTTTGCCCTTATCGTTGCTGTTTTTCCTACCACAATGTTGATAAGCGAAGCAAAAAGTTCAGACCACTTCCCTATCAATCCTGCTATCCAATTTACTATTGTGCTTAAAATCCCTGCTGTGAAGTCTGCAAAAACAGCTTTTATGATTTTTACTGCTCCATTTAAAATTTGTTTTACGCTTTCCCATAAACCTTGCCAGTCTCCTGTGAATAGTGCTACAAAGAACTGTATAATCCCTGCTAACATCTCGAAAGCTCCACTTATAATATCAAGTATGACGCTAATCGTTGTTTGTACAATCTGCCCTATAGCTTGAAATGTAACCCCTATATATCCACTTAGCCAGTCAAAGATTGGCTGTAAAATTGGCTGTATTGCCTGCCATCTTTCCACGATGTATTGAATTAAAGGTCCTAATGTTCCTACTATCGTCTGGTATAACTCTGTGAATTTTTCTACTACAAAGCTTAAAACTTTCATTGTAACATCTCTTATACCACCAAAATTAGTCTGCCACGCTACAAATAATGCCACTAACGATGCTAAGACTAAAGCAATAGACCCTGTAAAACCTGAGAGTGCCATTCCTGCATCTCCTAAAATCTTTATTAATCCTCCTACATTGCTTATAAATTCTCCTATTCCTCCAACTAATCTTCCAACTATAGACAGTACAGGTCCTACTGCTGCTATGAAAGCTGCTACTGCGATAATGGCTGCTTGAATGTTCGGGTCAAGGCTTGCAAACTGTTCAGCTGCCCTGGCAATAGCATCAATGAATGGACTGAGCTGTTCAAGTGCATTATTGGCAGCAGTTAAGAGAGGTCCTCCAATTTCGATTGCGATATCTGTTATTCTGTTTTTCAAAATCTGTAGCTGTGATTCAGTTGTTGCATATCTTTGCTCTGCTTCTTTTGTAAGGGCTGTATTCTCTTGCCATGTTTGAGTTCCAAGCTTTAGCGATTGTCTGAATAAATCACCTGCTCCCGCTGCACGCAACAGAGCATCTCTAACACGTATTTCGCTCAAACCTAACTCCTCTAAAATTGGAAAGACGTTTTGCCCTTCGGTACTCATGCGGCCTAGTCCTTCTATAAACATAATAATGGCCTGTGCTGCGTCCTGCTGGAATGCTTTTTTGAAATTTCCTGCTGTTGTTCCCGCTACTTTTGCAAAAAGTTGCAGTTCTTCACTTCCGGAAGCCACGGCATTGGCCATTTCTATCATAACTTTTGAAAAAGCCGAGCCTCCTGCTTCCGCTTCGATACCTACAGAAGATAAAGCACCTGCCAACGATAAGATTTGTGCTTCTGTAAGCCCTACCTGGTGTCCTGCTCCAGCAAGTCTCATAGCCATTTCCACAATCTCTGCTTCCGTTGTTGCGAGGTTGTTTCCAAGAGCGACAATTGTAGAGCCGAGTCTATCAAAATCTTTTTGCGACATTTGTGTTATGTTTGCAAACCTCGCTAATGCTGTTGCAGCCTGCTCTGCCGTGAGGTTTGTAGCTACACCTAAGTTTATCATCGTCTTTGTAAAACCAAGAATATTCACTGTTTGAATACCGAGCTGTCCGGCCGCTTCCGCTACATTAGCAATTTCTGTAGCAGATGCAGGCATCTGCTTTGCCATTTCCCGAATACCTTTGTTCAAAGCTGCAAATTGAGCCTCTGTTGCATCTACTGTCTTCCTAACGCCTGCAAATGCTGATTCAAAATCCATCGCTGCTTTGAATGATAGTGCCCCTAAACCTACAATTGGTGCTGTAACATAGGTAGATAGGAAATCCCCCATTCCTTTGATGTTATCTCCTGCTTTTTTTATTTTGTCCCCTACATTTTCAAGGCTTTCGCCTAAATCCTTAAATGCTTGTGATACGCTTCTTTTTGTTTTTTCAGCTATATCTGTAGCTGTAGTGTCTATTTCCTTTTCAGCCGTTGCCAATTTTGTTGAAAGCTCGGCGAGGTCATTTTGGAGCTCACTCAACTTAAGCCGCACCTCTGCATAAATTGAACCTAAACTCTCCGCCATGACCTCACCTCCTTCCTTTCTGAATTGGTGGCATTCCTAATAAATTTCTTGCGTCTTCTACCTCTGTTATAGGTTTCTTTCCTTCCTGCAAGTAATGAAGCAAAAGTGCAGCCGCTGAGTCAAACATATATGCAGTCAATCCTGATATTCCCTCTAAAAAAGAAGATGGCCTAACTCCAAAAGTTTTGGCAGTTATGGCCATGTCCGCAAAAGCCTCAATGTTTTTCACGAAAGGGCTCCAGCTGTTTTGTTTCTCCCATAACATAATTGAAAATAGTTAGCTTTTGGTTAAGTGTAAGAGGTAAAATCTTTTGTATTTCCTCGTAAGATGGTTCTATTAGAGCTTCAGAAACTATTGCATCTAAAAGAGGAATCATCTTTGAAATATTAACATCTATTTTGTCATCGATTTTTACATCTCCATCAAACGCTTTTGCTACCTCAAGTTTTAGATTGTTTGGTAATATTCCGGCTGTTAAAAGCTTGCCAGTGACATCTACCATCCTCACTCTTACATTTATTGTTCCTTTGTTATCCCAATCTGGAATTTGGATTATTTCACCTTGCGCTCTTTGTTTTATTTCCTCTATCGTAATTACCCTACCCATTTACAACCGCTCCTTTATTGTAGTTCAGGAGGCAATGTATCTACAAATTCTACTTTCCATGGGCCTCCTGCTTTTGCCGGGTTTTGTCTTGCTCTTATCTCAAACTCCGGTGTTCCCCAATCTCTGTCTGAATGGCTTATTGATGGTGCTCTACCTATGCAGTAAGGAAATTCGTATTTTATAAACCCATCTATTCCTCCTGTTTCGTCATAGTTTGCCACATAAACTTCCAAAACAAAGGGTCTTAACTCAGTTTGTTCCTCTATCGTTGGTGCTTCCCATCCTGTTATTACTTCGTTACCTGTAGCATCTGTAGTAGTTTTGAGTGTCCCTCCTGCTATATAATGTACCGCTGCTATGTCAAATCTCGCATCTGTAACAGTTAAATTCACTCCCACAGTTGTGTCAGGTTCTTCACCCCTCAAAAGAGGTCTGTCCCCACCTCTCAATTCAAAGCTTTCACCTTCTAAAATTTCCATCTCAAGCTCTATCTCTTGAGGAGTCCTAATTGGGTGTCTTTCAGGTGTTGTCATATCGCTTCCATCTGGGTTTAATGGGATTAAAATTAAACCTCTAACGCCTCTTAAATAACCTTTTTTAACTTGAGTCGCCATGCTTAAATCCTCCTCTCATGTAATATTGCTGTCTTGAATCGCAATAAACGGCCTATAAGCTTTCTATCTTCCTCTATGATGTCGTTAGTTGTAGGATTCCACTCGATATAGTAGGTCTTGCCGTCTTCTTGGTCTGTGATATATGCTCCATTTAGTACTGCAATAATTTTGTCACTTATATAGTCCAAATTTAAATATGACTTTCCTAAATCGTCATAAACAAAAAGCTCTATTTGCATAGTCCCACCAAAGCTAATAACTTCTGAAGCTATGCTTTCTGCTAATCTAACAGTTATATACGGCCTTTTAGCCTTTTCTGCTGCTAAATAAGCCTGATAAACCCTCCCTCCTATCTCTGTGATGTTTTCTCGCAAATGCTTTATAATTGCTCTTCTTAGCATAAGCATCACTCTTCCCAAAGCTTTCGATAACCTTCTACAATATCTCTGGCATGAATCCGGGCTGTCGGCTCTAAGATTGCATATTTTCTCCCGTGTGCCAGCTCTAGATAAACACCATAGTCCATTGTATGAGCTAATCGGATGACAATATCATTACCGTCGCGTTCTGCTCTTGCAAAAAGCCCAGCACGTGCATTCCCTGTCCTGTCTTTCCACGGTGCTTTAGATTTCATATAACCTTCTAATTTTGCTGCCCAGTTTGAAGCAAGAGCGAGGTTGGCTGCTATTTTTCGGTTTATCCATTCTTCTGCATTCCTTTTGATTTTATTTGCTCCCGGCATTATGATACCTCCTCTGCTTCGCACTGGATAGCGTACACTTCACCCCTATACCAACGTTTTGTGACTCGTATAATCTCTAATTCTTTGTCTTCGTATTCTAATCTGTCCTTTTGTCTTATGTCTGCATCGTATGGCGCAAATATTTGCCATTGCTCTTTTGTTGTTTCTCCTGCCTCTGAATATGTGTTTCTTATTGCCCTTGTTATCGGTGTTATTCTAACCTTAATTGGGCCTATTTTAGTTTCTCCTGTTTCAATGAAGCCCCCTGCTCCATCCTCATCTTTTGTAGTTCTCAAAATCATAACTTCCGTTGGTACTTCTTCTATAAGCTGTAAATGGCTTTTTCTCAATGTTTCTATCACCATTAGCTATCCACCTCTTTTAGTCCTATTTCCGGTAGGTCTATGCTAAATAGTTTAGTGCCATAGCCTTTGGTCATCCTTTTATAATGGTCAGCCATCTGGTAACAATGGTCTCTGTACTCTGCTAATGAAACATATTTTATGCTTTCGTCTCCTGCACGAGTTTCTTCTATGCCTCCTCTTTCACTGAAAGCTTTAGCTGCCTTCAGTTCCCACAGTTTCGCTGCTGCTTCTTCTAAACTGCTTGATTCTGTTAATACCTGTGTTAAAAAGTCGTCGCTGAAGTGTGTCTCTTTGTCTGTTCCTCCTTCGGGTATAACCTCATCTATCATCTCTCGTAGCATTAGAATTAGTGATGGTGTAGCGGTCATTTATCACCACCACCTTTTTTCTTTTTGGACGACGTTTTCTTTGTCGTTTTCTTAGCCTCTTTTTCTTCTGTAGCAGTTACTTTTAGTCCTTCTATTGGTTCAAAAAATGGACATTCCCAGTCTTGCTTAACTGAATATGGTGTCCATCTTTTAAAAGGAAGAGAAGGATGGCACCTGTGGGCTGGCAGCATGGTTGGGTCTGATTCCAAAACCCACGGGTACCATTTACAGTCTATACATCTCATTTTAAATCACTCGCTTTATGGTAAGGTAATTTCTTGGACTGCGTTCTCTGGTGCTGCCACTACTCCCCTTCTTGCTCTACCTACTATTGCACCTTCTATAAGCCTCTTGAGGTCTGCTCCTGCTGCGTCTATTATTAAGTCGTGTTTGATGAGTTCTACAAAGTATTTTTGCGGGTCTATGAGATATGCTTTGTTCGGGTCTACTCCCGGGTATTCGTAAACTTTGTCTCCTACTTGTACAGAGTAGCCATCGTAGAATATGAGAGAGCTTATTTGTGTGATAGGATTATAGATTGTGCCTCCTACTTGCATCCTCTGTAATGCATCTTCTATGTCCCATTGTCTGGACGGATGTGCTAATAAAATAGTCGGCCTTCTCACTGCCCCCGTCTCTTTGTTCTTGTCGCTTGCTGCATCGATTAATCCCTGTCTGATTGTGCTTCTTAATTTTTCAATGTAGGTTGCTCCTTCTGTTGATGCAGCTGTTTTGTTCTTTGCAGGGTAATTATAGGAAATAATCGGGTAAAGATGTATGTGGTTAAGTAAAGCATTGTATGCTTCCCCCATTGCCCTGCTCAATTCGGACATAGCCCAGTTTTCGCCATACATTACAACATCTTCTGTCCATTCAAAGCCTGCTGTGTATGTTACGATTGGTACTGTAGAAGCAGGGCCTACGTACATGTCTCCCATCTTTACTTCTTCGAGTTCCATATGCTCTAAAAATACAACTCTTGCGTTTATGAATGGTCTAATGTCTACATGCCTTGTGAAGTTCTTATCTTCTCTTACTCTGTAGATGGGTTTGTAGAGTAATGGCACTTGTTCCCTGCCAAGTTCTAAATCTATAACTGTCTTTTGTACTACTGCTGTAAGTCCACTTGCGGTGGTTATCATTTCTCCTACCGGCCTGTCAAAGTCGAGAACTTCCATCTCTCCATTGACAATTTTCTTTGTAACAAAGTCCTCTTTCCCATCTGGTCTGATGTAAGGAATTTTTTTCTCTATCGTTTGTTTTCTTCTTTCTTCTCTGAGTGTCTCTAAGCTATAAACTTTGTATTGCATTATTTATCCCTCCTCTTAAACTTGTGGTCCTAATATAAACCAGATAACGCCATTTGTGTCTTTTCCTTGTGTTACTCTACCTACCAATCTGAAAGCGTTCCCTGCTCCATCGTCTGCTGCAGTTGTGAATACCTTGTTTGCTGGGTCAAAATAAAGTTTGTCTCCCACATTGTAGTTTATTGCTGCATCTGTCTGACTAGTCTCATATTCAGCCTGTTCTGTCAATAAAACTACCTGCTCGCTTTCTTGAGCATTGTCTACAGCCATACCAAAGAAGCCTAAAATCTCATAGAATTTGTTTGCTTCTACTGGTCCAAATCCGGCTGGTACTGTTAACTTTACACTTCTGCCTTTACTTACCTGTCTTGCCATCTTCTATACCTCCTTTAGATTTTGACTCTTTTTACTACAAGGCCGGGCACTCTGCCCTTATCATCCAGCTTTGTCTGTAAATACGGCTGGTTGTAAAATGCATTTAAAATTTGTTTCACCACTTCATCCTGTTCGACTAATTCGCCAACTGCTTTTTTGATTTCTTCATCTGTTGCTCCTACTTTGATTTTGCCGTCAAGGAATCTCTTAACTACCTTCTTTGCTTCTTCTCCTTCTTTGACCATTTCCCCTATTACTTTGTTTACTCTTTGCTCATGCTCTAACTTTGCGTAATTGTCAGCTGCTTCTTTAAGTTTCTTTACCTCCTCGATGATTTTGTCATTTTCTACATTGAGTAGCTGTGTTATCTCTCCTACTATCTTCTTTGTACTATCATAGTCTGTAATTCCTACTGCCTCTAATATTTCAGTTCTATCTACTCCTATTTCTCCTACTATCTTCTTTGTGGAGAGATTGCCATCAATGATGGCCTGTCTGATGACTTCTAATGCCTCTTTAACACGCATTTCAGTACCTCCTTTTGCGATAATGGTATCCATCTCTCCTACAGCCACAACCCTGGTATCCATGCCTGCTCTACCAAGCGGTGTCCAATCGATAGAAAGTGGTTGGAAGTCTACCACCTCTGTTTCTCCTCCTACTTGCTCTAATGTTGGAATACCGTAAATGCTAACAGTTTTTACGGCTTTGGATTTAATCCATCTTTTTAAGTCTTTTGCTGATGGGTCCACTACTCCTCTAATATAGGCTTTTTCTCCTATCATTTTTGCTCCTACCCAATGTGTTACTGGCTGTGGGAATTCATGGTCGATGTCTTCTGGCTTCTGATGGCCTAAAAAACCGGGTAATCCTTGTTCCATGACTACGTCAGCTATTCTTTTTAGGGCCTGTGGTGTATATAGCCATCCTCTCTTACTTTTCCCTGCTGGAATTTCCACTACTACTTCAAGAGGTTCGTTGTCTCCCTCTTTTAGTGCTTGGATATCGATCGCTGTGCTGACTGGTATTTCTTCTACACTCATTTCACCAGTAACTGTTACCTCGAGTCTCACTGTTTCTCCCTTTGGTAGAGGTTTTTCTCCCGCCAAGGCCCTTATGCTTTCTGGTGCCACAAGGTCTAATTCTCTGTAGTGTCTAACTAAGTGTTTCGCTGCACTTTTCTTTTGTTCTGGGGTTAGGTCCGGCTCTGCTCGTGCACTGGCTAATGCTTGAGCTGCTGCAAATAAACCTTGCCTATTTAAAACGAGTGTATCACCTACAATTTCATGGTGCGGGCCCCAGCAGTCCGCTTGTGTCACTTCTGCGTTTACAGCCGCTTTCACTACTGCGTACATTTCCTTGACTGCTTCCTTTGCTCCTGCTTCATTGTTTTGTAATGCTTCTTTAAGCCTTTTCCAAATAGTTGATTTGTCAACATCTCCCCACGCCTTTTCACTTACTCTGCTTTTTGTTGCAGCTATCTTTAATGCCATTATTTCACCTCCTTTCAAGTAATAAAAAAACCGCTGATTATCAAAACAGCGGTTAATCTCTTATTTAGAGTGTATGGTTAAAAGCATTTGTACAATTGGAAACTCATTTCTTGCTTCTTTAACAACTAGTTCTTCTATTTCTACGTCATAAGGCAAGTTTTCTATTGCTTCACGTATATCAGCAACATAATTCGCATCTTTCAGTGTGATAAACTCTACTTCTTGTTTTACCTCATTCTCGAGTTCCTGTGCAGGAATTTTCATTCCCTTTGGAAGAGTATCACCCGGTATTTTCCGCATATATCTTCACTCACCTTTGACTTTTATAGTTTCTTCTTCACGTTTTTTTAATTCTTTTAGCCACTCTTCAAATTTCTTTTTTATTTCTTCAGGTGCATCTTCTCTAAGTTTCAGTCCTGCTTCTGCAAGGTACGGAATAAATTCCTCTGGTAAACGTGGCATCATTTTATTTTAATAACCCCCTCTTAATTAACATTTCTTTTAAGAGTTCAATGAAAGTCTTTGCCACTAGCCTTGGATTCGGAGAACCTAAAGCTTCAGCAAAAGCTTCTGCCATGAACTCTGAAGAATTGAGGGTTGCATATCTACTTAACACTTTTGTAATAATTTCTTCATCGTCTGCTAATTTAAGAGTTTTTAATGTCTCTTTCTTTAGCTTCATTGAAATCTTTAGTTTTTATTTCCTTCACAAACCCTTTTAAGAAAGGAAATTCATTGTATGTTTTCTCAATAGCCTTTGTAATCATTACAGCTGCATCATCTTTAATGTTCCCAAAAGCAACATCTTTAAATCCCAATTCATTAACAAGATATTTTTTCGCTTCCTCTTTGTTGCTGTATTTAATTCTATTAACTATTATAGATGCCGGTGCTGGACGTGATATAAATTCTTTAACATCATTATACCATTCTTCAATATCTGGTTGCAATTCAGGGCTATATACCCATTCTTTAAGTCTCTCAACAAATCTTTCCGGCTCCTCTACCGCCGGTATGATATAACACCTACACCATGGGTGTGGTTTCTCTGGGAGCTCATCTTTTGGCCAAAACCCATTTCCGTTATAAGATGCATAGTCATCACATATATCCGTAATCCCATGTGAATTTGATAAACGCCAATAATAGCCTTCTACTCCGGGTACTGCACTCCAAGCCATACGAGTACCTTCATGAAACGCATGGTGCAGCTCAGTAACAGCCAACCGCATTGCTTCCATGCTTACATCTGCTGGCACACCTAAGCGTTTTCTGGTCTCTTGCTTTAAAGGTGTCCAAACTCCCGGTTGTAGATATTTCTGTGTTAATTTTGCAAGTTTTCTTGAGTCTAACCCTCTTACTACACCATCTTCAACAATAACTTTTAGTGCATTTCTCGCTGTTTGACTTGTTCTCCATACTCTGTCTGATAGTTTTAACCCATCTGGTCCTGTACGAGCTAAAAGTGCCATTACTGCTCTTTCATTGATGGCTGCAAATGCTTGCTTAACCTCTGCTGCAGTCCACACTCCTTTGGCTAGTTCAATAAAAGTCTGTTGTGCGCTATCTGTGGAAGCTTTGACAGTAATTCTTACACCTTTGTCTATAGTTTTCAATAACTCATCATTTATCTCTTTTGCAGCTTCTTCTATAACTTTGTGCAAATATTCAAGATGTGCAAATCTCAAAGTTCCGGGTGTTGCTTTTGCAATATCTTTTGCTACTTCTTCTGCTGCCCTTTCATAAATTTTTCTTACCTCATTAGCTGTTGCTATTTCTCCTTTGTCTAATCGCTGCCTTGCTCTTTTTATATATTCAGCAAATTCCCTGCGCTTTGCCGACTTATACCAGTCTTCAAGACTTATATATTTGCCCATTTTTATGCACCTTCTTCATTCTCTAGCTCCTCAAACCCAAAGCCATCTTCCACTCTTGCTAAAAATGCCATAGATTTAGCCACTCTTCTTTGTTCGTCTTCTTGTGCATCTGCATCCAGCCATGGTAGCATGGAAGGTACAAATTCTCTTAAGAATTCGGATGCCGATTCTAAGGAGATAAGGCGTGTTTCAACGGCTGTTGCTAAACCATCTACAAGCGTTTTGATAGTTTGTGCAATACCTTGTTCATCTCGTGGCGTAATCTCATCCCAATCGATTCCCACATTGTATGTATCCAATTTTATCCTATTTACCTTTGCCCACATTGCTAAATACATCGATGCCAATTCAATATATGGCTCTTCAAACATAGCCCTTTTTCTACGTACCTTTCTCACAAGAGGTACCATTTGTTCCGAGACAGACGCTTTTGAAGATTGTACAGCTGTACCAAACGCAAACTCTGGAGTCTCAGAAGCATCTACAATATTGAAAAAGAGGAATTTTAGCAACGTTGTAACACCTTCAAGTCCCTGGTCAGCTGTTATGAATTCTATATCATCTCCTTGCTGCATTAAGAAAATTTCTTTGTTGTCGAATTTTATTTTGCCTTTTTCTATTTCCTCTCTTGAAAAGTTATCCTCAATAAACTTTTTTACGTCTTGCAGTTTCATTTTTACCTTAGGCCTTGAAAACAGCTTCGTTCCCTGTACTGAAAAAAGCATTACGTCATGATATGCTTTCATGAATGGTTCTATTGGTTCTAAATCAGAAGACCCAAAAAGCTGATAGTCCTCCGACTCGTTTTTAAAATGTACGATTGGGATAAAGCCCCAAGGATTCTCGTATGTTCCTTCTAGACGTTTCTTAATATCAAATGGAGCATCTCCATCAATCGTTATCTCACGGCTTGTTGGTGTTATTTTTTCTATTACGGTGTAAAGGTACCTTGGTTCTCCATTTTCGTCTTTGTTCTCTACTGGCATTTTGATAATAATTTCCATGTATCCTCCGTTTAATGGGTCAGGTATTGGTATTACCCATTCCGGAGGAATAAGGTCTATATCAAAAGTCTCATGTTTATCAAAACGGCTTTTTCTTCTCACGATACGGGCAAACACATCACCATCTCTTAGAGTGTTCCTGTTTATACGTATTAGTCTACTGCTCCATTTATCAAAAGCCGTTTCCAGTTCTGTATTTGCATCTGGATTTTCATGGCTGAAATGTGGCACGCCCATAAATCCGGTTGTTGTATTGATAACTGGTCTTGCAAAAGCAGCTCCTAATTTGTATCTATCGTCTGTGTTATAATACAAAGCTCGAGCAAGTGAATAATCTACCCTGCTCGAGTCAAGTGAATATTGTTCATTTAGACTTCCATGTATGAATATGTTTGATATTGTTGTTCTTAAAACCGATATTTCACCGATTATTTTCGCTATCTGTCTCTGAAAAAGACCTTGTCTTTTAATCATAAAAACTTGCCCTCCTAAAAATATCCTTTATCTTTTCATCAACTGGCTTCATCCCTGTGCTACTAAACGCAAGCATTAATGCATCAGCTTTATCTGGTGATGGTAATCCACGTCGACGAAGTTCTTCTTTGCTTTCAATTTGAATGCGTCCCCTGCTGTCAAATTTATACTTTAAACTTGCAAGCTGAGAAGCTAACTCATCATCTGGTGGGATGGCAATTGTTCCTTCTTGGAATCTTTCTCTTAATGCCCAATACCATTCAGCCCTCTTATTCACAAATCTCCCCTTATCTGTCGCACTTTCTCCTACGTTTAATCCTTGTACTGGATAACCTTGTTCTTTTAAACGGTCCACGACACCAGCACCAATACCAACAACATCAATCTTTATAACATTTGCTCCAGTTTTCTTAAAAGCATCAATAACTTTACCTGTTACCTCCATTGTGTCTTGGCCACGTAGTTGATAGACAATTTCGGCTTTATCGCCTCTACGCAACATAATAACAGTTGTATCTGTACCATAACGTGCCACATCTGCGCCAATTTCTACTGGTTCACCTGCTTCTGTCATATGCCACCTCTGCTGTGCCGCTTCAATCCATGCTAGAGGAATTAAAGTATCATTGCCTTGTTCTGGAAATTCTCCAAGCACTCTACTATACCATAGTGGGCTATCTTCTCCCCATTTAAGACGTTTATCCTCCACCCATTCTGGTGTAACTAAATAAGGCCGTACAATCTTACCGGCCTTCAAATTTGGGCTATCAAAAGCGCTAATGTGGATTTTATGATAAAGCGGTGACCTAAAAGCATTATAAAACTCTCCGGATAATTGTGTTGGATTTCCTATAAGAAGCAATTTAGCCCCTATGCTGGTTAAAAATCCTTCTGCTGCATCAAAAGTGTATTGTTCAACACCACTTGCTTCATCTACGATTAATAAAATATGTTCAGCATGAAAACCTTGAAATCGCTCTGGCTTATCTGTGCTAAGTCCAAGAGCAAACCATTGTTCACCCAACTCTATTTGCGTTTGTAATACTTTTCCTCCAAGTGGTATGCGTGAAGCAGCATGTGCCGCATGAATTTCACGCCACAATAAGTTTTCAACTTGATGCCATGTAGGTGCTGTAGTTATCACTTTGCTATTGTGATGTGTATACAAAAACCACAAAGCCACCCAAGCTGCTACTTTAGTTTTCCCCACCCCATGACAGGCACGAACAGCCACACGTTTATGGTCTCTAACTGCCTTCAGTATTTCCTCCTGCTTCTCCCATGGGTCACCTTTTAAAACACAGCGCACAAAAAAAACAGGGTCATTCCTTGCCCTGTCTAAAACTTTTTTAGCTTGTGTTTTATTCATCTTCATCAGTCATCACTGCCTGTACTAGCTCTGCCCAAGTTGCTACACCATCGGCTAAACGACTCATAGGGTCATCTCCAAGTAGTTCAGACTTTTGTTTTAACTGCTGTCGCACTTCCGATGCAGTAACCCCATATAAATCTACTAACGTTTTAGGAATTTTACCTTTCTGCCTTATCAATTCATCTAACCAAGCCCTAACTGCCTGGTGTAATTCATAACTATCTTGTGCAATGAAATCCAACATTTGAAGGTCCGACAATGCTTTTTTAACTGAAGTCTCCATTTGTTGCTGGCTTTTTTTATATTGCTTTCTCGCTTCGGCTTTAACGTCAAAATGCTCACAAAGATGTTGCCAAATGGATTTATGACTAATTTGTTCGCCAAACTCTTCTTTTAATTTTGCTGATATAGCTCTCGGACTCAACCCATCTTCTTTTGCCCATTTTTCAATCTCAACCCGGTGCAGGCTGTTACAGACTTTGCACCGGGTTGAGTACCCAGCCGGCATCCAGGTCACCTCCTTGTTACTGTTACCTTTGTTACCGTTACGGATGTTACGGTAATAAGCATAAAAAAAGAGCCTTTATCTTTGGCTCTTAACTATAAAGTCTCTTATAATTTTTATATTGCCAGAAAAATCTAAACCAAGATTTTTGCCCACATCATTATTATCTTCCTTATAGTTCATTTCAATTTCTTCAGGATCTATTTTTTCTATATCAAATGAGTAAGCTATATTACATTGCTTTTTAATAACACCACGCATCAATTTATCATCTTCTGTTAATATAATTATCTCTGTTGGTTTATTTGTAACGCCAAATAAATTTTTAGGATAAATTACTTTAATATTAGTTATTTCATCTAATTTAGGTTTTATAAATTCTTTGTACTCCCGTACTTTATCAGGATTTATGCTACCATGTACAAGTTTATCGTATTCCCAAATTGCTTGTTCTAATTCTTCATTTGTAACCATTTTTTATCCCCCCTTTACTATTATCCTTACTGTAATATTCTACATTTCTTTGCAAAATTCTGCTTTTCACAAAGAATATCCAAGCCCAAGGGGGTAACCAAGCTAACCTAAATTTAACGTAATTATTTACATCACTATCGTCACGATAACATACTCTGCTTTAATTAAGAACGCCCTTTGTTTTCCCACATTAAAAAATAAACAGTTGTAATTACAAATACTTGTAAGAAAATCGAATGTAATAACAGCCAAAGTTCAATTAATAAAATTAAAATTAAAATTTGATTACAAATAATAAACTTAGCAATTATTGAAACAAAAAGTAAGCAAAACTGAACTACTATATTATAATAATTTCTTATTAATACTAATTTATAATATGTAATCGGAATATTATCAGCATCTTTCCTATCTTTTATTGTTTTCTTTTTGGCCACTTCTATATTTCCACTAGAGCTTGTTAAAATAATTGTTATCGATGCTACACCAAATGCAGCTAATAAAGAAGCTATTGTCAAGATATTATCAGTAAATGTCTTTATAAACTCATACCTTTCATTAGTATTGACATCTAATTTATTATAAAAAAACAATAGAACAAAAGCAAAAATTAAAGGAACCAAATATACTTCTACAAGTTCTCTTCTTTTTGAAGACTTAACAAAGTCCTTGATAATCATAAGTATCTTTCTAAACATTAGTCATCACCTATTTGTTCATCTTCATCAATATCAAGGATTATATTTGTTAAATAATCCTTATAATCTTCATTAACAAATTTTCTATATTTTAAAAATATATCTTCCGATTTTATGTTGCCATCTGTATCTAATTCGGTCTCCATATATTTACTTAATTTTATTCCATCGGTATCTAATCTCAATTTCCCTTCTGCATTTTTACCCTCAATAACAATTTTTTTTATCTTCTTACTCTTATTGCTCTTGCCTGCCAAAAATTCCCTTATATATTTCTCTACATTTTGTACTGAGAAAGATAAATTTCTATTTGGCTTATAAATAATTTCATATTCATCCCTTGAAATATTTCTCTCAGAAAATTCTATGTCCTCATCAATTTTAGATTTAGTTTTATCCACAAATACCCTAAGCACTGATATTCTCTTCATTCTTGCCAATTCATATAAAAAATCTTCATTAGGAACATTTTTTATATAAAATTCAATATTTTCTACATCTTCCACATCTTCTACATCTAACGTTGATGCAACTTCCCCATCTAATCCAGATGTATTTTGTTTTATAAAGTGATTTAATTTTTCTTCTATACTTTTTACGTATATACCATCCGAAATTTTCTCAAAAACCATTATAGCTTTATTTTTGTGTTCTAATAATTTTACTAAAATATGTTGTTTTTCCAAGTCTCCTTCTTTCTTGCTTTTTGTTTTCGTAATTTTTAATGTTTCTACATTAATAATCTTAACATTCTTATTATATTTTGAATAATTTATAATAACTTCAATTATATCGTCATCAATTTTACAAGATTCAAACCAAAATACTTTATTATCTTTTATCTTATAAACTGACTTATAACTAAAAAACATTTTAAGTATCTCACTAAAATTTATATCTTTTTCTATATCTTTTAACGTATTTTTATCTCTTACCCCTATAGAATAAACTTCGGTTTTTCTTTGAATTTTACTCATTTATTTCCCCCTTTTATTATTATCTTCATTGTAATATTCTACATTTATTTTCAAAATCCTTCTTTATTTGCTATAAAAACTTAAGCCCAGCGGGGGAAACCGGGCCATTGTAATGTTTATACATACCAATCCAATATAATAATAGCATACTTTTTTATAAATTTCCTCTCATTTTTTTATCATTTTCAATACTCAACTATGCCGTACATATTCACTGTAAACTTATAAAGTGCTTCTTTCCTAAGTCTATATATTTGTGCCTGCTCAATTCCTAATTTCTCGCTAAGAAACTCTATATGTTTTTTGGGCCTATCAATATAAAACTTTTCCAATATTAGATATTCTTTTTCATTCAATTTTTTTAATCCTTTCTCAATAAGTTCCACAAGCTTTTTATTCGCTTCATACAAATATTCAAGTCGCTGTCTTTCTACAATATTATCGAGCATATATTCTTCAATTCTTGATGAGCCACCTTTTACAGGCACTTTATCTACTGTTGCATATTTTACCGATTGATATTTTAATTCAAGAACTTTTATCCTTTCACGTATATTTTCAAGACTTCCTTTTAAGTATTTATATTTTCTCAGGTCCTCTATTGCATATTCTTCCCATTTCATGTTATCACCCCTTGCTTTGCTGTTTTCCCGCCAGCCATATCCCCGCTTCCCATTCCCTGTAAAGCTCTATCCAGTCCTCCAATTTCATGATTACAAGCCAGTTTTCTTTATTTTTTCTCCAAAATACAGCTGGCTTTTCGTCATCCTTTGCATCACGAGCCGCCTGCCTCATTGCATCGTAAATATTAAGTCTTTCTCTTCTTTTTACTTCAACGTGAATGTATGGAAGACCAACAATATCCATTCCTTCAATACCACTATATTGCTGTCCACGCCTTGTATCGTATCCATATTCTCTAAGTAATTTTGCAAGCTCTAATTCGCCTTTCTTGCCTTTTTGTTTGCTATTCACAATTATCTCCTCCCTCTATAAAAATTCTTTTAGTCTTCTACTCCTGTTAGGATGTCTTAGTCTTTTCAAAGCCTTTGTCTCAATTTGTCTTACACGTTCTCTTGATATCCCTCCTAATTCTTTTCCTACCTCTTCAAGAGTCCTTATTTTCCCATCATCAAGTCCAAATCTTAATCTCAAAACTTTTTCTTCTCTTGGTGCTAAAGTACTAAGTACTTCATCAACTTGCTCTTTTAGCAACATAGATTCTAGTTCTTCTACAGGGTCTACAGCTTCTTTATCAGCAATAATATCTCCTAATTTACCATTTTCATCTTCTCCTACTGGTTCTTCTAAAGACACTATTCCCTGCACAATTTCAAGCAATACTTTTGCCTTTTTTTCAGATATATTCATTTCTTCTGCTATTTCTTCTATACTTGGTTCACGACCTAATTTTTGTAAAAATTGTTTTTGAATTTTTAACAGTTTATTAACTGACTCTACCATGTGTACAGGTATTCTTATGGTCCTTGCTTGGTCCGCAATAGCCCTTGTGATAGTTTGTTTTATCCACCAAGTAGCATAAGTGCTAAATTTATAGCCTTTTCTGTAATCGAATCTTTCAACTGCTTTTAAAAGACCTAAATTGCCTTCTTGTATCAAATCAGGAAATGATATTCCTTTTCCAACATATCCTTTAGCAATACTTACAACAAGCCTTAAATTAGATTCTATAAACCTTTTTTTAGCTTCCTCGTCTCCCTCTTCTATTCTCTTAAGCAACTCGTTCTCTTCTTCTGGAGTGAGTAGAGGAATGTGTGATATTTCTCTTAAATACATCCCAATGTAATCCATATAAACCACCTTTCTTTTTATACATTTTCATCAAGATATTTTATATGTTTTTTTATTGAGTCATAGCATCTAAACACTCCTGTGTATGCTGCAAATGTCTTCTCTAAAGTTTGTATTTTTCTTCCTTTGGGTACTTGCTCGTATGCCGCCTTAGCCTTTTCAAGGGCTATTTTTACTTGTTCACTATTCCAATCCAATCCCTTTTTCATCCTTATTCTCCTTTCTTACTTGCCTTATACTTTTTACTCATCACCTTATTCATTTACTAATTCCTCTATAATCTTCGTCTTTTCATTAGCTGCTTTGACACGTTTTGAAGTCCCTTTAATCTCAACAGGATAGCACATCTCTATTAACCTATCATAAGTCCGGGCAACTCCATCCCAACCGGTTAACTTTTCTTTTAATTGTGTCAATGTGAGATTTGTTGTAACTATCATTGGTTTACCATCCCGGTATCGACTATCAATTATTTCATACAGTTTTTCCCTAGCCCAGTCATTGTTATTTTCAGCTCCAAGGTCATCCAGAACAAGCAGCGATGCATTTCTAAGAATATTTATTATCTCTACTTCTTCCTCTTCACTGTAATTCTTATAAGTCTGTTTAATTCTGTTTAAAAGACCTATAGTAGATATTGCTATAACCGGTACCAAGTTTTCTATGAGCTTATTAGCTATACAAAAAGCCAGAAAAGATTTGCCAGTACCCGGAGGCCCCCAGAACAGAAAGCCTATATTTTTAGCCTTCATCTCTGGCCACCGTTTGCAATAATTAACTGCCATCTTGTACAGCTTTTGATTGTTCTCGTTTATTTGAAAATTTTCAAAAGTACACTGCTCAAATCTTTTGTCCATAAGCGAATATTGTCTGAGCCTCTCAAGCCTTATTTTCCTCTGCTGATTTTGAAATTCCCTTTCCTGTCTTTCATACTCTTCTTTCCTACATTTGCACATAACTGGTACCGTATACTTTTGCCCCAATATCTCTATCTCCATCGATGTTTTACTGCCACAATTAGGACATACATCAGAAGCTAATTCCGATTCCTTCATACTGCTCATCATTTCCCCAATTATCAAATTGAGACTTTGCACCCTTACTACCCCCTTTATTTTTCTTTTTCTCATACATCATAAGCTGCTCTAAAGACTCTATATCTTTTTCTCTCCATGCCAGAAGTATCTTTTCCACATACCGTATGCTAGTGGCATGGTTAAGGCGTGCTCTCCTAAATGCCTCCTCAATAAGCTCATAAGGGTAATTATTTGATATATACTCTAATGATTCTGCTATAGTGGCATTGATAGTACCCATCCCACTCTGTTCAAACAAATTTACTACTTTTACCAACGTGTCATTTGTCATTTTGGTATCAATTTGGGTATCAATATTTGATACCTTTTCCGTTTGGCAACTTGCCTTTTTAACATCTACATCATCTACTACTTCATTATGTTTATATTTTAGTTTTAGTTTATATTTTAGTTTATTTATGGCATCAGTTTGGGTATCAGGTTTGGTATCAAGTTTGGTATCAGGTTTGGTATCAGCATTGGTATCAATTTGGGTATCAATATTTGATACCTTAACTTGGGTGTCAATTTTGGTATCAGGTTTGGTATCAATATTTGATACTTTATTGGTTAAATCTATAATTCTATAAGTTGTGCTTTCTCCTTTTTTATTCGCTGGCTTAAAATCTATTAGATTTTTTTGTTTTAGTTCATTTCTTGCCCTTTTTAATGTATTTTCGCTAACGCCCATAATCCCACATAGGGATTGATTGGTCCGCTGGAAATACTCCGACCATCCGCATCTGTTGTTTATCATGAGCAGTACATGATAAAGCAACTGTGCTGATGGAGTCAGAGTATTTGCCTGCAACCAATCGTAAAAGGCGTTTAACTGTTTTATATAATTCATAAAATCACACCCTATTTAGGTCAATCTTTCTCTTTTTTGTTACTCAATTTCTTTTTTCCGTTAAATTCAATATACATTTTTATGCCTCCTTTAACCGGAGCGGCAGAATTAACTGTCGCTTTCCGGTTTTATTTCTTGCTGAGTACCATCTTGCACCTCTACATAGTGTACATCTTCCTCATCTTCTATAATTTCACCAGTTACTTCTATCGGAGGTATTTCCGTCATATCTTCTGCTATCTCTTTTTTTACTGTTTCATCAGCCGATAAAGCTGCAGCAAATTCTGCACTCTTTGGTGCATACTTTAATAGCTGCTTTAAAACAGTCTTTTTAGCCATAGCATCAAAATCTGTATTCCAAGGACTATTTCTACCCTGTTTTGCTGCCTGAGAATACTTATCTCTGTGTTGTTCTATTTGCTCTCGACTCATAACCACAAACCCATAACCGCCATTTTTAAGGTGATAAACTGCATAGTAGTAAATTGGCTCGCCTTCTGGTTTAGGTGCTGGTACATGCACAAGCCTTTCATTAAGGCCATATTCGTATTCAAATTTGTCATTTTTATATACAGGCATAGCATAAATGCTTTTGTATTCACCTGTTCTATAGGCTAATGCCAACATTCCTTGATAACCTAGTTGGAATTGCACCTCCTTGCCGTAAGGTATTAAATACGCCTGACCTAATGGAGTATTTGGTTCAAGCCCCAGTTGAGCTGATTGCATCATTGCAGCTAAGAAAGATTCAGAAGTACATGTTTGAAGTTTTGGATTAGTCCTTACCGCTGTCATTACTATGCGAGAGAAACGGTCCACGGATATCTGTTTTGGTAATGCTTTTTTTATAGCTGGTTCCATTTCCCTAATCAGGTCAAAAATTGTTTTTCCTTTTTTCGCTACGGGTGTTTTTACCTTTTCTGCTAATTTGTTTTTTAAATCATTTTGATTTACAGTCATTTTACTTTACCTCCCGAACATCAAATTTTCTATAAGTACTTACTTGCAAATATTTCTCGTAAATTTCTGGTTGTTCTATTTTTAATTTTTTACTGTCTATTGAAGTTCTTGAATAAGTCTTCCAACTCACTATATACTTGGGCGTTCTACCTACCTCATTCTCTTTGAGCATAGCTTTAATTTTGTTTTCAATTTCCAACTGTTTTGTCTCAAGTTTCTTTATTTGTGCTTTGATATTCTCTCTTGCCACAATAAGTTCCTCAACCTCTTCAGGTAATTCTATTTCAGTTCCTTCTGCTGCTTCCGGATACAACAATTTCAAAATATTTTCCGAGCTCTTACTTCCATCTAGCGGTGGTGGAGTCCTTTCTTCAACCATTTTCCAAAAGTCAGACTCTATTTTTATCAAGTATTGAATTATTTCTTCATCTCTCTTAATATATTTGTAAATAAACTTATTGCCGCCAATTAATGCTGCAATCCACCATCCTTCATAACCCGTTACGGCCATATAATGTTGGCATTGGATTATATATTGGTCCGGAACTTTATCGCCTTCCCATTCGCTTTTCCCGTATTCACTTACAGTCTTACATTCTAATCCCACTTTCTCTCCTACAAGTTCTCTATCAATATTTGCAATCATGAATTCGTACTTGGGATGCCTGAGCATAAAGTTTCTTCTTCGGACCTTTTTCCCTGTCCTTAATGTGAATTCTTTTGCAACTATATCTTCCAGTATCCTACCCCAATACATTTTTTCATTATCTTCAGGTTCTGGTATTTCTCCTATTTTTTCTAAATATACTTCAATAGGACTTTTCCATGGATTAAGTCCAGCTACAGCAGCAGCATCACTACCGCCTATGCCTTTCTTTCTCCATTGAAGCCACTCGTTTCGGTCCATATTCTTTGTTTTAACTAAAACACTAGCTTGCATAATAAACTCTCCTTTCTTTTTTATGAAAATGTGCTATACTCAAGATAAGTGCTCTAAAACATTTTTATAATTTCTTTTAAGAACACCTTTGCGTTTCAGAAAATCAATATTTTTAGTAACTTCTTCTTTTTCAATGTAAATAAGTCGTTCTATTTCAAATTTTTCTTTCCATGTAAGTTTTAAAATATACTCTTCTTCTCGTTCTGATAAGGGTTCATGTCCCCAACTTATGTTCATGCTTACTCTCCTTTCAATAAATTTTTCTCAAGACACCGTATTGACTCGGTCTTTCTAAAGCTTTCTTCTCCTGTTCTTCCATCCATTTATCAAGCGCTTCTTTTCTGAAAAGTTTACGACTGCCACAAGCAATGTACGGTATTTCATGCCTTTTGGCCATTTCAAGAATAAGCCAGTAACTTATTCCTAAATAAGCTGCTGCCTCCTTTGCTGACATTGTGATTCTTTCTACGCTCGCTTGTCCTTGGAGATTATCCATCCTGCATACCTCCTTTTCTTTTCCCTCCCTCTAGTGGTAAAATGTTCTTGGAGAAGAGGTGATATTGTGGGTAAAAACCAACACGTTACTCCACATCCTAGTGGCGGTTGGCAAGTCAAAGGCGAAGGCAATCAAAAAGCTACTAAGGTAACTGATACTAAACAAGAGGCCATTGATATTGCTAGGCAGATTGCCAAAAATCAAGGCTCCGAATTAATTATCCATGGCAAGGATGGTAAGATTCAGAGCAAAGATAGTCATGGTAATGATCCGTTCCCGCCTAAAGGTTAATCATATTTAGGTGTTAGTCTAACCCTGTAACCATCTGCTGGGATAACATCCGTATCTGTTATCACAGCTATGGTTTCAGGGTTATCTTCATCTGTTTCAACAACTAATTTTGTGTACAAATCCGATAGTATATTGATTTTATTGTTTTCACCTTTCATAGACTTTTCCATCCCTCTCACCTCCTCATGCAGTTTCATTAGATTTTAGTAACGTTTCGTGACATATGTCATCAAAAAAAATTTCATCTAAACTTTTCCCAAGTGTTTTTGCTATTTTTTTTGCTAATTTCATACTAGGATTTCGATAACCACCTTCAATCATGTATATAAGAGAGTGCGATACCCCCACTTTTTTTGCTAACTCAACACCTGTCATATTTAAAGACTTCCTTATTTCTTTTAGTTTGTTTTTCATTTTATCACCTCCACTGTCGCGAAACGTTACTTCTGTATATATTATATGTCACATAAAGTGACTTGTCAATACCTTTTATAACTTTTCGTTACAAAATATTTTCTTATGTCACTATACGTGATATAATAGCAAAAAGGAGGTGGTTCAAGATGAATTTCGCTAAAAGATTAGCAACACTTAGAAAAGAAGCTGGATTAACTCAAAAAGAATTGGCTGATAAATTAGGTGTTTCAAGAGGAACAATTGGAATGTATGAAATAGGACAAAGAGATCCTGATACAGAGACATTACAGAAACTCTCTGATATTTTTGGAGTCTCTGTTGATTACCTCCTTGGTAAGACAGACATCCGCAACCCCTCTGACGAAATCACAGAGGCCGTAGAAGATGACCCAGAACTTTTGGAATTTTGGAACGAGCTTAAGCAAAGAGAGGATCTAAAACTTCTTTTTAAGCAGACAAGAAAGCTTTCACCAAAAGACATAAAACAGGTGATTAGGATAATTAAGGCCATCGAGGAAGAAGAAAGCAATGAATGATAAAGGGGGGGGATAATATGTCTCTTGAAATACTGGACAAGCCTCTTATGAAATCTTTACTAGACGGAACTATTCCATTTCATGAGGTTATGTATGCTTATGACATCAGGTTACATATAATTTTTAACCTTCCTTCTTCAGTGTTAGGCTTTACGTATATAAGTGGGAAAGGGAATTATCATATCTTATTGAATGGAAACGTAAACTATAGAACGCAAGTTAAGGTACTTTTGCATGAAATACATCACATATTAAACGATATGACTAAAACAAGTTACTTTATAGGGCTGAATATGGAACATATAGAAATAGAGGAAGAAGCCGACAGGGTAGCTGATGAGGTATTGGAGTATTTGGCAGCTTCTCAATAA